TAACGTTAAACCTAAACTTCTTCTCACCGGTCTCAAATTCAAAACCTTTGAATTGATCTCCAAAAAACTTGTTAGTTTTGTTTAGAAAATTAGCTTTAGCTTTTTCTTCGTAACTTCGTGTCTGCTCTGCCTCTTTCGAGTGTTTGTTGAAGTAATCAATAGCATTTTGCTGCTCAGTAGTGAGCTTGCTTCCAGCTTTGATCTCCTCATAGTATTTAGACTTTTCACTGTCCAAGTGTTGCCTTGCCTGAGCAACGTGCTCTTTTAAGGCTAGTTTTTTTCTTTTTATCTCTTTTTCGTCATCTATATCTTCATCGTAAGAGAACTGATCTTCCAAAAGGAAGTTAATTTCTTCTGCGTTTAAATGAGGTTTAGTTTGCTTGTAGTGCTCATACAGTACGTCTTGATTATCCATCTCACCGTAGTCTTTGTTAAGCTTAACATAGTCATTTAAATCACCACCAGTTTCATCCATAAAGTTAACTAACTTTTGAATGTTTTCTGGTAAAGGCTCACCGGTCTCCATAGAATCTTTTATAGCTTCAGCAGCTACATCAGCCACTTGTTCAGCTTCTACGGTTTCGCTAGTAATTTCCTCTACTACTGGTGCGTTTTGTTTCTCCACCTCTTTAGCCTCGGTATTAACCTCTTCAACTTGCTTTTCTTCTGGGGGTTTGCTTAAATCAACCTTAGTCATAGACTCTTCTTGGACCGCAGGTTTCATTTGCATTTTTTCTTTAACCTTAGTAACATCACCTTTAGTTTCGTTACCATCCGGTTGTTTTTCTACTTTTTCTTTTACTTTTAATGAACCAGTTTCACTGTCTACAACTGGTTCTTCTTTTTTCTTTTTTGCCATAATATAATATAATAATAGTTAATAATTCTACAAGCTAAACCCACCTAAAGTATTATCACCTGAAGACTCAAAGTTTTTAGCCGGTTTTGAGTTCTCCTTTTGATCTATCATTTCACTTTGTTGTGTTGCTTGCATTTTTGTTCTACTGTCCTTCCTGTTCTCAGCTAATAACTGAGTTTCTGTTTTTGTTTTTGCTTCTAGTTGTTTTAACTGCATTGCATATTGAAACTCTAGTTGCATTAGTTTTTCTTTAATAGCAGATTCTTGCTGTAATATTTGAGCCTTACCATCTATCTTTAATTGCTCTAACTGTTTTTGAGTTTTTAAAGAAGATTCGTTTTTCTTAATCTCAGCCTCAGATGACGCGGCTGCCGCCTCTGCTTGCGCCTTGCCTTGAGCAGCTGTTTGTTCTAATTGTTTTTGCTGATCTTCTTGTCCTTTCTTTTTCCTTCTTAACTTCAACAACTGGTTAGCTAACTTAACATTTTTAATAGCCCTTAAATCGATAGCGTCCTCTAACTCAATACTACCTTGACTTAAAGCTCCACCAATATTGTTTTCCAGCATTGCTTTTTCTTCTTCATCAGGTTCTAACTCTAAAAATATACCAAAGTCATACAGATGTAAATTAGACATCTCTTGTAGTGTAGCCACATTGTGAGCGCCTATAGATTCTATAAAAGCATTTTTAGTTGGAGAGTACTCTATAATATCTGATATTCTAAGCGACAATTGTTCCGCCACTTCAGCTGTTAAAAACATACCACTATTTAATATATGCCTAGTTGCTGTGTTTGAGTTGGCTGCGGCCATTTTTTGAACACCTACTAAAGATCTTTCTGCTGGGGTTGAACCGTCGCTAGCTTCGTTTAGTCCGGTCACATCTCTTATCATTTGAAGATAGTAGTTGTATGTTTGTATTAAGCTTTGCATTTTTCCACCACCACCACCGCTTTGTATTTCTTGAATAGGTATTTTTCCTGGGTTTTGATCACCTTCAGATGTGAAGCTTCTACCAACAATACTACCTGTTTGGAAGAACATATTTAAAGCTTCTTGTGGATTATAATTCGTTCCATTACCTAAATCAACCTCAGCTAAACCATCTACGTCTAAAAAGATACCATCAGGTGTCATTCTAGCTAGCACTTGTTGTATTTTTAAATGTGTCAACTGAATCATATCAGCAAAACCAGTTATACGGTTAACCAAAGAGTCAACCCTACCCTCATACATTCTAGGAGCAACTATAGCGTAATTCATTTTAACCTTAGTATAATCACTTTTCGGTCTCATCATGTTACTAGCTTTCTCCCATTTAAGAAGTTTGTTTGAACCCAACACATAAGCACCTTCATATAAGCATTCTAGGTTTCTAGCTACTTTTTCATACCTATCATTTTCAGGTAACTTATCGTCTTTAGCTATAGCTTTATCACCACCAGTACCTGTTTTTTTAATCTTATAAACCTCATTCATATAGGTTTTGTAGTTGAAATAAAGTACCTCTACTTGGTTTTTATCATTTTCAACAACGCCATTCCTACCATGATTGTTGTCACCTCTTTTAGATACTATATCCTCTAAGTCTTCTTGTGTTAGAAATGGGAATTGTTTTACTAGCTCGTTTACCGGTATTGTCTTAACCTCTCCAACATAATAAATATCATCAAAAAATGGAGAATCGGTGTGAGAGTAAACTAAGTTTGCGGGATCAACGTAATCTATAACAACTCCTTCTGAAGTGTTAAATGAAGTTTTGACAGCACCTATACCGCACACTACTAAGTCTTGGTAAAATCTTCGCTTAATCAAATCATATTGATTTCCCCTAAGTAACATGTTTATAGCTTGCTCTTCTGCTATTTCAATTGCTTGTTTGTAATCCAACTGCATGTGTAGTGACAGTTCTTCTTCCGACGCTGGTAAAGCTTCTGTTTTGCTTTCTTTGGTGTTTATAAAAAAGTTGTCTTTTACAAACTTATCAAACTCAGCCATCGTCATGTCGTCTTGTATCGCTTGCATGTACTCTGTTCTTTTAACAACTCCAAATGGATCTTGCGAATAAGCCTTTACATCATACAGTCTTTCTGCAATACCATTAACAACTATATCAACAAACTTAGATATTATCGGAACAGGCGTCCAATCTAAATTAAGATAGGACAAATCACCGTTTATAGATAACTCATCCTTATATTTCTGAACGCTTTGCTCTCCCCTAGCGTATAAACGTAGGTTGTGTATTTTTGAACTACTGTGGTTGTATCTGTTTTCAGAGTTATTAGTTTTACCGTACCACTCGTGCTGAATAGCTTTTGCTACTTTCAACCCGTAATCGTAACTCATCTTTTCTAAATCACTAACAACTTGACTTGGGAAATTTATATTTATAACTGATTCAGCCATCTTTAATTTTTAATTATTTTACTTGACATACTACTTTGATCGTATTTTGCAAAACTAATGTCTATCGGTTGTCTTTCTATTTTAGCGTTTGGTGTATATAAGTGTCTGTTATTAGCCATGATAGCTAGACCTGAACTTATTGATGCATCAAACTTTGTACGTTTATTTATATCAAACTTACTCCAATCATTTAGCAACTCGTTAAAATAAACATTACCAATCCCTCCTTCTGGCATTAGGCCAACGTGATCTTGTATGTACATTTCAATTGCTGCTGCGTGAGCTTGCTTGATATCTTCTGAGGAGTTAGGTATCCCACCAACTTCCTTTTCTGCAACGGATAGCTTGTTCCAAACCTTATCAGGCCTATTCATACTAAACCCTCTATATCCTCTACGTCTCAGATAGTACAAGAGACGAGGTTTATTGTTTTCCGCGAGTATAGGCATCCCGTAAAATACTAAAGCCATTAGAACGTCCTCAAAGAACATCTCGGCTGTTGGTGGTCTTGATAAGTATTCTAAAAAGAAAGTGTTAGCTGGAGCGTTTTCCATGCTAAACTTTGTTAAACCGTGTAAAGCTCCCTTAGATCCCTTACCATCTACCGTACCTGATATATCATAACTATCACAACCAAAAGCGCCCATGTGTTCATTGCCTGGATACTTGATACCGTTTTTAAGTATTACATTATTTTGCATACCTTGAGGTGGTGTCCAGCTTAATTTAAACCTACCGTTTGGATCTGGATAAAATATTACTTGTGAATCTTTAATACCATTAACCCATTGAAAGTTACCTGTTGTAATACCTAACGTTCTAGCCATCTCCTCGTTGTAATCTATCTGCTCATATATTTTAACTAAATTAAATATACTACCTTTTGCCTCATCTCTAAATGCATGCTCTGTGGTTCTTGGAAACTGACGATAGAATTCATTCAAAGCATCGTGATCGTCTTTTAAACCATCAACTTCATTTTGCCAATTATCTATTACACCTACATCTATTAATTGACCGTCTGGTGTGAGTCTATCGATGTCAGGAGTAGTAAAGACTGGAACTCCATACTCATCAATAAATCCCTCATAGTTCCACTCCATTGGGATAAACAAAGAGTATAAACCAGACTTTGTCTGACCATTTCTATTTCGTTTCGTGACATCTGAGGCATTGTATAGTTTTTTAAAGTTTTCTCCACCTTTATCTAGAGCGTTTGAAGTACTACCCATCATACATTTACCAATAATTCTACTACCTAATCGTAAACATGTTTTTGTAACCCTCCAGTTGTTTAAAATATTATCGGGTCTCTCCCATTTACCAGATTCATCATGAACTAGTAAAGCTAGCTTTTCACCATCATAACTATTGTCTCCAGTATTTTTCCAGTCAATCGTCGTGTCCAAACCTTCAATGTCCTCCATACCATCCGTAGCTGACATCTTTTTCCTTGTGAATTTACTAGCAGGTACTCTATAAGCAAGTTCAGATTTAGGACGATCCATACCATCTTGGATAGGTTTAAAAAAGAAAGGATAATTAATTGATATAGGTACAACTTTGTCTGTAAACATCTTCTTCGCATCCGCACCAGTTTTAGATAATATACCATATCTACTATCACTTGCGAGAGTGGCTAAATTAACCGTTTCTGCTGATGACATAAAAGAAAATCCAGAACGTCTATTTTTAAGGTAGCACATTCCGTAACATCTTTTATCCGCTTTGCAAGCTTCCCAGAATATGTAAAATAATCTGTTTGCCTCTCTAAAATCTGGAGCACCAACGTCAATTTTACTCCATTGTAAGTACATGTACTGCGTACCTGTTATCCAGGTTGGTTTACCATTATTCGTGAACCAGAATCCTTCTTCCCTTCTTCTGAACTCTTCGTCTATATAATCGTACCATTTTTCTTTACTGCTTTCCGGATAGTTTCTCCAATCGAATATATTTTTAATTCTCTGCAACTCCTTGGGATACTCGAATTTCACCCATTTGTTCTTCGGATCTTTGTATACTTCTTTAGGAGCTTTTGGTAGCGCAATAACTAGTCCTTGTATTTCTATTATCTCACCTATCTGACCGCTATGAGATAACACTATAATATCGTGTTCTTTATCGTAACCGTATTTCCACTTCTTACCTTTGTTAAGACGACTGATTGTCGTTTTCTTAACTGGTTCAACTGTCTTAACTAAACTTTGCTCGTACATTATTTAGATCTACTTTCTGCGAATCCCTTAAAAGTTTTTTCCTTTGTCTCTTCAGGTGCTTTACCCTCAAGCAAGTTTTCTTCTTCTTCAATTCTGTTAAGTATCTCAAATGCGTCAAATATAGCTAATTTTTTAGTAGCCGCGGCATTCTTAAGTCTATCTGCTGATATGTCATCGTCTGAATCAACGATTGCTTCTTTAGCTACTTTAATCAGCTCTTCAACTGCTCTGTGCCCAGCTTGGATTATACTCTTCTTCGTTTCCTTGATGTTCATATTTGATTGTAATAAAATTAGATAAAACTCGAAATAGTCTCTCGCCATCAACGATAAACTCATATTCACTACTTGGTCTAT